GCATTGGGCGCTGGTGAACCCGATCCAGCACGCCATCGAGGGCGCCGCCATCACACCAGAAGACAAACTGAACCAGCTGCAGCTGCGCGAGCTGGCTGCGATCGACGCCTTCGCCAAGGGAGTGGCTGGCCTCAGAGATTGGCAGGACATCGTGGACATGGCCAACCTGTGCGAGCTAATGGCCGCCAACGGCGTGGGACCGGAGGCCGCCGAAGTCTGCGCTGCCTTGCAGACCCACATGATCGAGTCTGCCCGGCGATACGAGCGCACCAAGAAGATGGGCACCACCGGACCGGGACTGCAAGCCATGCGGGAGGTGTTCGAGTACCACCACCTGCAGCGCACCAGCATCAGCCGAAGCGAGTACGAGCGATTCATCCGCGAGCTGGCCAACCGGATTAAGGCCAAGGCGCCCGAGGTGGTGGTGATCTGATGGCAAGACCCAGCAAGTTGAGCCCCGAGCAGTGGCAAGAGATTGAGCGCCGGCTGGCCTCAGGGGAAAGGGCCGCCGACCTTGCGCGAGAGTTCGGGATAAGCAATACCCAAATTTCGCTTCGGGTTTCCAAAGTTTCCAAAAAAGTTACGGAAACCGCCCACAAGCTGGCCGAGGCGCAGACCGCGCTGGCCGAGCTGCCGGTGGCGCAGCAGTACGCGGCGGTGGGCTTGGCCGAGAAGTTGAGGGCCATCAGCGTGAGCTTGGCCAATGCGGCAGAGCTGGGCGCGAAGACCGCCCACCGGCTGCATGCGCTGGCCAATGGCGAAGTGGCCAAGGTGGACGACGCCGACCCGCTCAAGAGCATGGAGGCGCTGAAGGGCGTGAGCGTGCTGACCAAGCTGGCCAACGATTCCAGTCAGATCGCAGTCAACCTGCTGGCGGCCAACCGCGACACGGTGAAGCAGGTGAATGCACCGGCTGAGACCGAAGCGCCCAAGGGCGTGCTGGTGGTGCCCGGGGTGATGGATGAAAAGGCCTGGGAAAAGATGATGAAGGAGAAAGCACAATGATGTTTCTTGAGAATGCGATGGATGGCCCTGTGATTTGCGCGAAGGCCATCAGCATGGAGCCTATGGAGGCGGTGCGCGTGGCGCATCACCTTTTGGCCGGGCCTTATTCGGATGGCTACAAATGGGCCGCAGGGCAGCGCGCAAGAGTTGAGGCCGAATCTGCCATTGAGGATGCGGCCTGGAGGCCAAAGGCTTGACCACACGATGGGCCCCGCTGCCTGGCGCGCAGTTCCAGTTCCTGACGTGCCCGATCTTCGAGGCGCTGATGCACGGCACCCGGGGTGGCGGCAAGACCGACACACTGCTGATGAGTTTCGCGCAGCACACGGGCAAAGGCTTCGGCCAACACTGGCGTGGCGTGCTGTTCCGTCTGACCTACCCGCAGCTGGCGGACGTGGTGGCCAAGAGCCGGCGATGGTTCACCCAGTTCTTCCCCGAAGCCAAGTTCAACAAGGCCGACTACTACTGGGAGTGGCCGACCGGTGAAATGCTGTTCTTCCGGTACGGCGCCACCGAGGACGATTACTGGAACTATCACGGGCACGAATACCCATGGCTGGGCTTTGAAGAGCTGACCAACTGGCGCGATCTGCAGTTCTACGAGGCCATGCACTCCACCTGCCGGTCATCGTTTCCCGGCATGCCGCGCATGGTGCGCGCCACCTGCAACCCGTTCGGCAAGGGCCATGGCGCGGTGAAGGAGCGTTTCCAGCTGGGGCAGGGCGGTGTGCCATCGGGCCAGGTGATCCGGCTGGATGGCGAGAAGCCGCGCGTGGCCATCCGCTCCACCATCTACGAAAACCGCATCCTGCTGCAGAACGACCCGGACTACCTGGCCACCCTGCAGAGCCTGAAAGACCCGAACCGGCGCAAGGCGTGGCTGGAAGGCGACTGGGACATTCATGTGGGCTCGTTCTTGGAAGGCGTGTGGGACGCCAAGAAGCATGTGGTGGAGCCGTTCCCGATCCCGGCGAGCTGGAAGGTGTGGAAGGCCATGGACTGGGGCTATGCCCGGCCGTATGCCGTCTACTGGTTTGCGCTGGACCCGGACGGTGTGCACTACATCTGGCGCGAGCTGTACGGCATGGGCGAGAAGCCCAACGAGGGGAGCCGGGAAGACGCGGCCAAGGTGGCCAGAAAGATCAAGGCCATTGAGGAACACGACGAGCGACTGGGCTACGAGTACCGCCTGAACCTGGCGGACCCTGCCATCTTCAGCAAGATCGGCGCGGACCGATCCATCGGCCAGATATTCCGCGAGGGTGGCGTGAAGTGGATGGAGGCCTGGAATGCCAAGGGCTCACGGGTCAACGGGGCGCAGGAAATCATCCGCCTGCTGGCCGAGGGCCGGCTGAAGGTGTTTTCCACATGCAAGCACTGGCTGCGCACGGTGCCGAGCCTGCCGCCCAGCGACGACAACCCCGAGGACGTGGACACCGACGCCGAAGACCACGCCTGGGACGCCACGCGCTACGGAATCATGCGCCGCCGCCGCAACCCGGACGAAGAACAAAAGTCCGGCGACCCCGAGGAACAGACATACAAACACGACAACGACACCTACACCATGCGAGTGTGACCAATGGACATTTCTACGCCCAACCAAGCCGAGACCGGCTACCGCGACCAACCGGAGGCCGATGAGCTGGCCAAGAAGTGGAGCCGGCGCATCGCGCACGCGCGCAACCACTGGGACAAGTTCCACAAGCGGGTGCAGCACAACCGCAAGACCGTGGCCGGGTTCAACTGGGAGGGCGACCCGAAGAGCAAGGAGTTCTACAAGCTGCGCGCCAACCTGATCCAAGGGACGATCACGGCCGTGCTGCCGGCGATCTACGCGCGCAACCCGGAAATCAGCGCGGTGCCGCTCTATAAGGCGGACAACCTGAAGCTGTTTTGCAAGACGCTGGAGACCGTGACCAACCGCCACCTGGAGAAGGCCGACCTGAAGGGCCGCGCTAAGGCATCGGTGCGATCGGCGCTCACGTCCAGCTTCGGCATCGTGAAGGTGATGTACCAGCGGGACATCAAGCAAGACCCGATCATCCAGAGCCGCATCAACGACACGCAGGACAACATTCTGGAGGTGGAGCGCCTGCTGTCGGACATCGAAGACCCGAACCAGCGCGGCGACCTGGAGGCCAAGCGCGCCGAGCTGGAGCAGCTGATGGCTGCGCTCAACGAGCAGGTGGAGGTGACGGCGGCCGAGGGTTTGGTGATCGATCGCGTGCTGACCGAGAACCTGCTGATCGACCCGAGCGTGTGCGAGTTCTGGGACTACCGGGACGCCGACTGGCTGTGCCAGATCATCCCCATGAAGAAGAGCCAGGCCGAAGCCACCTACAAGGTGAAGCTGGACAAGGCCAAGGCGTACAGCGACACCGGCCGCTCCAACGTGAAGGATGGCCGCTTTGCCAGTGCATCGGCCAGCCTGGACGAAGACCGGCAGATTGCCATTCTGGAAATCTGGGACAAGACCACCCAGCGCGTCTACACCATGGCCGAGGGCTGCGACTACTGGTTGCGCGAGCCTTACAGCCCCCAGAAGGCCGGCGAACGCTGGTATCCGTTCTTTTTGCTGCCCTTCCAGACCATTGATGGCCAGTTTGTGGCCCCTTCGCTGGTGGACCTGACCGAGAAGCTGCAGGACGAGCACAACGAGGCGCGCGACCGCTTCAACCAGCACCGCGATCTGTGCCTGCCCGGCTGGGTGGCGGGTGGCGATATCAACGAGAAGAGCATCAAGCGGTACAGCGACAGTGAGATTGGCGAAATCACGATCATCGACACCGAGGGCAAGCCGCTGCAGCAGGTGATCCAGCCGCGCCAGCATCCGCCGATCGACCCGGCGGTGTACGACACCAGCGCCGTGCGCTACGACTGGGAGCAGGTGACCGGGCTGCAAGACGCGGCCCGTTCGACCGTGGTAAAGCCCAAGACCGCCACCGAGGCCAGCATCATGCAGCAGAGCCTGAGCGGCCGCGTGTCGGAGTTACGCGATCAGGTGGAAGACTGGCTGCAGGAGATTGCCCAGTATTCCGCACAGATCCTTTTGTTCGAGCTGACCGCCAAGCAGGTGGAGCGAATCATGGGGCCACCCGAGGTGCAGGTGATCGAGACCGGCGGCATGCCCATGCAGGTGGAGGTCAAGCCCTACGACTGGCCCGAGCTGTCGCGCGAAGAAGTGTTCGACATGATCGAAATGAAGATCAGGGCCGGCACTTCAGGCGCACCGGACAAGATGGAGCAGCAGGAAAACTGGGGCAAGGTTCTGCCGGTTGTGCAGGGCTTGGTGACCCAGATCATGCAGGTGCAGGCCAGCGGCATGGATGCCGAGCCACTGATCAACTTGCTGCGCGAAACCCTCAAGCGCTTTGACGAGCGCCTGGAGGTTGACCAGTTCATCCCGAAGAAACCCGCCATGCCAGCGATGCCAGGCATGCCAGCGGGAATGCCAGCCCCGGCCGTGTAACCCATCCCCCAACCAACAACCACCAACCACCAAGGAACCACCATGCCCATCTGGAAGCAACACCTGTTTTCTCGCCTGATGAAGCCCGCCGACGATCAAGGCGGCGACTTGGGAGGTGGCAGCGCCACCGAGGCCGCGATGGACGCCATTGGCGCCGATGCGCCGGCCGAGCCGACCGATGCTGCGCAAAATGATGAGGGTGCCGCACCAGAAGGCGGCAAGTCCAAGCTGGCCGCGATGCTGGACGAGCTGACCGACGACCCGAACGCACCGAAGCCGGCCGAATCAAAACCCGATCAAGAAAAGCCGGCCGAGCCCGCCAAGGCCGAGGACAAGCCCAAGGCGCCCGAGCAGGAAGAGGCCGAGCTGTTGGAAGGCGTGAAGTCCGACCGTGGCCGCGAGCGCATCAAGCAGGTGTTTGCCGAGAAGAAGCGGCTGGAGCAGGAAATCACCAGCTTCCGGGAAATGGTGAAGTCCACCGGCATGAGCGCGCAGGAGTTTGCCCAGACGCTGGAGTTTGGCCGCCTGGTGAGCAGCGGCGACGAGAAGAACCTGCGCGT